TGGTAATATTAGCAATTATGTGAGAGCTACAAGCAATGTGCTTGCGATTGATTATAGAACCCTCGATGGTAATATTAGCAATTATGTGAGAGCTACAAGCAATTTCTTATATAATAATTATAGTAATCTTATAGCTAATATTTCTGTTTCTGGAGGAAGCACTGGTAGCGGTAGTACTGGAGGCGGAATAACATATTGGAAAAATATAACTGGTACTACTAAAAATAGTATTTATTATGGTGCCCCTATTAAAATTGGCGGGGACAAAACAGTAGATGTAAGTAATAATTATATTATGGATGTTGTGGGAAATATTAGAGTAACTGGTACAATTACTACAGGTTGGTCTGGTGATGGTGGAGGCGCGAGTGATGGTGGCGTTAATGGTGTTGGTGGAGGTGGTGATTCATATTGGACAGCAATAAACTTATCAAAACATATATTTTATTCGTCAAATGTTAAAATAGGAGGAGAAAGTAATGTATCCCCTACAAATAAATTGCAGGTAGATGGTAATATTTCGGCAACAGGTCAAATTATCTCGGGATTTTCAGATAATAGATTGAAAACAATAACATCAAATATAAATAATCCTATGGATATTATTAGTAAATTAAATGGTTTCTATTATATTCCCAATGATATAGCTATCAATAATTGTAGTGCTAAAAATAAAGAAGATGTAGGATTAAGTGCCCAAGATGTTAATAAAATCCTTCCTCATATAGTTAATTTGGCACCATTTGATTGTCTATTGGATAATAGTAATAATTTGATATCTAAATCAGGATGTAATTATTTGACAGTAAATTATGAAAAACTTGCGCCAGTATTTATAGAGGCTATTAAGATGCTAAATGAAAAAATAAATAATTTGACAAATGAAATAGAAAGATTAAAAGCAAGAGATTGAAGCATCTATATAAAGAATACTATTTACTATTTAATATATATATGGAGGGTCTTATTGATACTAGAAATGAATATATTGAACATATACAAGATATAATAGCTATACCTTTATCGCAACGCATATATGATATATGGTGTGATTGCTCAAAAATTAAAGGAAGCATTAAAGAGTTCCAGAAAGAACTTATACAAATTAAAAAATGGAATAATAATATTATATATGAAGAATATAAAAAAATTATAAAAAAAACTAAATGCAAATATTTGCATGATCTTATTAAAATGATTATAATAACTACTATAAAAATAAAGATTTATGAGTACAAAGACAATTTTAACAATATCAAAATTAAAATACCATTGGCAGAGGATTTCATTCACAAATGCTATATAAATATATCGATATTTTCTTGGAAAAATGCTTATTTATTTAATAATAAAAACATTAAGGATTCTGAATATCAAAATAATTTGAACATTATAGAAGAAAATATTAGAATAATTATTAAAAAAACGTTCAGAGATTTCATTCCATTTGATGATATATTTCAACAAATACAAGATAATATTGATAATATTCGTGAAGAGAATACAGAACGAGATATTAGCAAAACAAAATTATCTAAACAAGGCAAAACTGAAAAAATAACTACTGCTAAAGCTCTATATAAATCTGAAGAGGAGCCTGAAGAGGAGCCTGAAGAGGAGCCTGAAGAGGAGCCTAAAGAGGAGCCTGAAGAGGAGCCTGAAGAGGAGCCTGAAGAGGAGCCTGAAGAGGAGCCTGAAGAGGAGCCTGAAGAGGAGCCTGAAATAGCTCAAACAGAATCCTTAGAATTAACTAATTCAATTATTTTAAAACAAGAAACCAAAAATGTTAAAAATAATGATAAACAAAAAGATGATAAAAAAAAGAGTGATGATAAGAGAAAAAATAGCGATATAAACATTCAAAATGTCAAAGAGAAAGAAGATGGCGAAGAGGTAAAAAAGAACAAAGTGGATGAAGAGGTAAAAGAGAACGAAGATGACGAAGAGATAAAAAAGAACAAGGTGGATGAAGAGGTCAAAGAGAACGAAGACGACGAAGTGGATGAAGAATATGAAGATAATGAAGATGTAAAAGAGAACGATAATAATGAAGAGGGCGAAGAGGGCGAAGAGGGCGAAGAGGAAGAAGATGAAGATAATGAAGATGATGAAGATGATGAAGAAGATGAAGAGGATGAAGATGATGAAGAGGATGAAGAGGATGAAGAGGATGAAGATGATGAAGAGGATGATGAAGATGAGGATGAAGATGAGGATGAAGAAGATGATGAAGATGAGGATGCAGATGAGGATGAAGAAGATGATGAAGATGAGGATGAAGAAGATGATGAAGATGAGGATGAAGATGAGGATGAAATAGAAAAAAATAGAAATGGTGTTAAAAATGGAGGTAATATTATAACTATTAGTAATAGTACAGATAATGATGAATATACAACAGAAATCTATAAAAAGGGAGGTTTTTCATATTCGAAAAAAAATAAGGAAGAAGTTGAAAACACGCTATTGCCTATTAATATTACGCAGAAAGCCAGTCCCGGCGATGAATATAATTTATTACAAAAAAGAGAGGCGTATGAAAATATTGATAAGAAGCTTTCTGTTGAAAAGAACAATGGCTCTAAGAAGAATAGCGAGATTAAGGAAATAGTTATAAATGATGATAATAATGTTAAGGGTAAAAAACTACGATTTTTCTAATATTTTTGATTTTTTTTAACCTTTATCAATTTTGTATTTTTCTTTTTCATAAAAACACCAGGATCAAAATCCTCGTTGTCTTCCTCTTCTTCGTCATTCATAAGTCCCATTAAATCTCGCTGATCCTGTAAAGCCTGCATCTCCCATAGATTTTGTGAGCACATTTTATAATTACTGTCTTGCGCTTTGTACCAATATACATTATCATTAATATTATTAGATTGTGTTTTATTATCTATAACAAGACATTCAAAGTTTTCAGTACATTGATTCATTACTTGATTAAATACATCAAATGTAGGAAACATTCCAGCATAATGATTATATATTTTCTCTCTTTCTTTAACTATATTGTTTCGGAATATAAAGACATAATCTATATTTGAGCGTAAATCAGGAGGCAACCCAAGTCCATGTTGCATAGTTATAAGTAGGAAGATTTTATAATGACGACCATTCATAAAAATACATCTTATATTTTTATCTTTTAATGAAGCTTTGTTATACATACAATCATCTAATATTAAGAAGGCTCTTGGGTCTATCGTTGAAGAACCATGCTTTTCTAATTCACGCTTTTTATCTTTTGTAATATTAATCTGTCTATTTAAAAACTTACTAACAAGCTTCTCTTCTAATTCATCATATATTAACATTTTAGGTATGAACTTCTCAAAATATCCATTTGCTCTTTCCGTTGGAGATACAACAACACCCACGGGTATATCTCTATTATAGCTCATAATATCCTTCATACAATAACTTTTTCCTGTGTTTCTCTTACCTATAAAAACAACGACGGAATCGCTTTTAATTTTTGTAGGGTCAAACTTTTTAAGTTCTAACTTCATTTATCTTATAATAACAAAAATAATATAACTACTATACCACAATAAAAATATACATATATATTTTACATATATTACATATATATTTTACATATATTACATATATTTTACATATATTACATATATATATTACATATAATATATATAAGATTATGTTACAATCTTATAACTATATTAAATATATCATATTAAATATATTATTATGTCATTAATACATTATTGGATTAATCTTGATAGAAGCGATAAACGAAGGATATTTATGAAAAATCAATTTACAAGTAAAGGAATTAAGAATCAAAGAGTAGCCGCTATATCTCCAGAAGATTTTGATGATTTATTGGAAAACAAGAGACCACTTACTTGTAAACATCCTGGATGTGTAAATTGCGAATATGAGTTTGCATGTATATCAAGTCATATAAAGGCGATGAAAGTCGGCTTAGAAGACGAAAAAAATAAAGATAATGAGTGGTTTGTTATTATGGAAGATGATATGTTTCTGCCCTTTAATATAAATTACGAGGAACTAATCAAAGATGCCCCGAAGGATTTTGAGATATTACAGATGTGCATATCATATGGCGATACAGTTAAAATATTGTATAATGAGCTATTTCTTAAAAATAACGAGAGCTTTATTAAATGGCGATACTTGCTTCCGTGTGCTGGTATGTATATAATTTCTCGTAAGGGGGCGGAAAAATTAGTTAATAAATTTTATATAAATGGAAAATATGATTTCTCTTCTTGTGAATATCAGATAGTCGCTGATGTGGCAATATATTCAACTGCTAATAGTTTTGCCACAACATTTCCTTGTTCATATCCTAATATTGAAATGGGTTCTGAAATACATCCACATCATCTTGAAGCTCACAATAGTGCTATAATTGATATTAAAGCTGTTCTTAATCACGCATCAGCATATAAGACAATTAAATATTTGGAGCTGTAGATCGTATGCTTAGCCTTCGTGAGATTTGGAATTATCTGATTTAATCATATATTTTTCATTAAAAAAATATATGACGATAAGTTGTTTTCTATGATTTCTCAATTTGTCAGTACAATATAGGATGTAATCGTCATTATTATTATTTAGATTCTTATTTTTAATCCATATTTTAAATAGTTCATTATATAATATGACAGATTCTTTAATTAGAGGATATTTTTCAATTTTATTTGTAGCCAACATCTCAGCCTCTTCTGCTAATCCTATTATATGCAAGAAGTGCTTAGTAATACAATCGCGACATCTTTTATTTTTATTTGTCAAATGTTCTTCCAATAATATAGATTGTTTAATTATTTGTTGCATGTTATATCTTGGATCGCTTACAGGATCCAAAGCATCACAAGTAGTTGTGCATTTATCACCTGATTTGTCGCTTCCTATTTTATTCTTTGATACATTAGTGCTGTTTATTTCTATTAAATTGTTATAATTTACATCTAAACCTCTATTTTTATTTATAACCCAAACTATAATACTCGTGCTAATAATAATTGTTAATATTATTGCGAATGTTTCTACAATATTAGACATATATATTCTAATATTATATTATATTATATTATATTATATTATATTATATTATAAGATGCAACTATATAATAATATAGTATCTAAATATTCAGAATATTTTTTTGAAAACTTTAAAGGAGGAAGGGGAGGAGGTAAAATAAAAAATTATAAAAGTGAAAAAAATAAAGCCAAGAAAAATATTACAAATGGCATATTTATTGCCATTCTGGCATTTTTATATTATATAAATACTTTCTCTAAGCAGTCATCAAAACTTTCAAAGAAAAGCGAAGATCTAGGTTATATGGGAATAGGTATATATCTCATAATTGCTATTTTAGCCTATGTGTTATTATATATAATAATATCATATGTATATAATAATCTTGATACATCAACTGAATACCCAGAAAATGACAAATAATAATATTATGTTTATATTAGAAAATTGAATATATATGAATAAACTTAATATGTTTGTAAGTGAAGAATTTAAAATGGCTAAAGTTTCCTCTGGCAATACTGGAGGCTCAGGGGGCGCTATTGCCGGAGGTACAGCCGGAGGTACAGCCGGAGGTACAGCCGGAGGAGCTATTGCTGGAGGAGCTACTGGTGGAGCGGCAGGTGGTATTTTTGAAGGAACAGCAAGCGGTGTACTATCAGGAGGAGCGGCTTCTCTTATGAGCAATTCCGGTTCAAATAATGTTGTAAGATGTCCTATTGATGATATGTCGATTTATTGCGTAATAAGCAGAACTGCGAGTATAACTGGTATGATAGTATATATTATAATGATACTTATATTCTTTTCTCTATTTATATACTTTCTATATTCTATGTATAATCTATATTATAGTTCTAAAAGTTCTAAATCAAATAAAAAATAAGGATATAATATAATAGAACTTGCGATATAATATGAGTACCAATAATACCCGCGAATGTACAGAGTTAAATAATATTAGCAAAGGGTTATATTCTGATGGTTCAGATACACCAAAATGTTCTGAGTTATCTATATTAAATACTATGATTAGAAATAATTCAGTAACTGCTAATGGTACAAGAACACCAAGCTGTACTGAGTTATCTAATTTAAATAATGTGATAAAAAATACGAATACAAATACGAAAAATATTTATGATTATCTTAATATTTACAATATTGAGAATTTAAAAATAATGGATTATTCAGGTGCTCCTATTTATATATTATTATTAATAGCCATAATAGCTAATATATTCTTGGCTATTCCTTTGACGCCTGTATTTATCGCAGGGTTTTTATATATAATCATTTTAATTTTCATATTAGCTATGCTTTGTATATATCTAATACACATGCTTCTATTTCAAAACTAGATATACGAAAGTTATAAAAGAATATACAAACCATCCCCATAAAGTATCAGTTAAAGCAATCATAATATCAAACTTTTCATAAATTATCAATGAAATTAAATTGTATATGCCATATACACAAAATCCTACGCTACCGCCATATATTATTGATTTATAGGCCTTTGTTTGTAAATCGTCGCTATTACCAATATTATTCAAAGTCAAAGGTATAGCGATGTGTAATAATGATATCAATATTAATATATAGCATATTATTATATATATAATATGTTTATAAGTTATTTTTGTCAGTTTTCCTTGTATTCTTATAATGTTTTCATTTTGCTCGCGAATATTTAAAAATATCCATATTATATCTAATACCAAATAAACTAAAGATACTATTAACATTTTTATATTATTATTCATTATTCTTGTAGTATCTTTTATTCTCTATTATTAAGCAGTCAATTTATTTTCATTCCATCTGTCCGCCGCCATTTTCATCAAATCCTTATATTGTTTGTCTGGGTTTTCTGTTTTCAGTTTCAAAATTTCTTCCTTGACAAAAATATTATATTTTGTAGGCTCCCTTTTTACAACTTCAGTGCCCGTGCCTTTTCCACTTTTGCTGGATCTTTTGCTCGTTTTCTTAGCAGCTTCTTTATAAGCTGCTGTAATTAGCTTTTTATATTCATCAAGAGTATAGCTATTTTTACAGTCAATAGATTCCTTAAAATATTCGAGAACTTTATTAGTATCAACATTTTTTACAACAGTTTTAGTTTTTTTGTCTTGAATTTCGGAGTCAGAAACAACTGTCGCGTCATCATTTGACTCGTTCTCATTGGCAAAATTATTCAATACTTTATCCATTTTGACTACTTTAAATATATATTATGCCCATTGTTTTATATAATTTTTATTAATATATAATAGTATAGCAATTTTGTATATAAATATGATTAATACAAATAAAAGGATACATATTTATAATAGATATAGAACAATATATACTTCTAAAAATAACTATTACATAAGACATAATAAAAAATATATAGATTTATATACAATTCTTAAAAAAATAAGTGCGAAGGATGGCATAAAGCGCGGTGGTGGGGCAAAAGATAAAAATAATTTTTTAACTGATGAATTAAGAGATATTAAAGATAGCATAGTTATTTTTAAATTACTAATGGATGATAAGCAATCAGAAGCTATTAATCTCTATATCAATTTAATTGAGCTCATTAATACTAAAAAAGATTTGATTATTAAAAAAATCAATACATATCCGCAAAATTATTTTGATAATGAATTAAACAAATCATCCATTATAACATATGTTAAAAATATGCTATATAAAAATATTTTTAATAATTATTTAATCAATATAATACCAAGAATAGATATTAACAGTTTTATAAAAGATAATGACAAGAATGCTATTGAAAATATAATTAAATCATTACTTCATTTAAATGACGATAGTGATGAAAAAATTTTAAAGAAAATTAATGATGATATTCAAAAATATAATGATGTCCTTGAATCAACTATAAAAACAAACTGTAGTAATTATGATATTTTAAAAGATATTATTGTAAAATATATATCAAATGCTAAATCAAAAGTTGAAGATGCAATAAATGAAGTTGATGATGATGAAGAAGTAGTCGATGAAAAGGGTAAAGATGAAGATGATGAGGGTGAAGAAGAGGGTGAAGATGAGGATGATGAGGGTGGAGAAGAGGGTGATGAGGGTGAAGAAGATGGAGAAAAGGATGATGAGGGTGAAGAAGAGGGTGATGAGGGTGGAGAAGAGGGTAGAAAAACAAAAAAAAAGAAAAAGGTTAAAAACAAAAAAACGAGTAATAAAGATGATGTTAAAAAGGCTATTGATGAAGATATGGCTGTTATAAAAGAAGATTTAGAGAATTTGGAAAATAAAGATTATGTTGATAGATTATTACTTGTTTTAGAAAAAGAATCAGAATATTATGAAATGTTTATTAGTAGCACTGATAAAGTTTTTGATAATTCTGAACTACGTAATTATTTTAATAATATAAAAAAATTTTTAGATGATTACAAAGCACTATATAAAGAATATATCGAAGTTATGAAAATAAAGCTTGAAAAAAACAAAACAGATATGGAACGACAAAATAATGAGCTTAAATTAAATGAAACGAGTATAAAAGAATACGAGCTCGAAATTAAGAAATTAAAAGAACAACTTAAAAATGAACATAAAAAATATGAAGAGATTAGAAAAAAAATAGAAGAATTGGAAAAAAATGCTGATGCTGATACTGATGCTGATACTGATGTTGGTGCTATTGCAGTAACAAATGAAGGAACTGACCCAAACGAAGCGCGAAACCCTGTTTCAGGTGGTTATAAACGTAGATCAAAAGGTAATTCAAAACGTATTTCAAAAGGTATTTCAAAAGGTATTTCTAAACGCTATAAAATATATCATAATATTATTAGGAAGGGAGGAGAAGGAGGAGAAGGAGGAGAAGGAGGAGATGGAGGAGATGGAGGAGATGGAGGAGATGGAGGAGATGGAGGAGAAGGAGGAGAAGGAGGAGAAGGAGGAGATGGAGGAGATGGAGGAGATGGAGGAGATGGAGGAGATGGAGGAGCAGGAGGAGATGGAGGAGAAGAAAATATAG